TCGCGCTGGACGTGATGAATTCGCAGTCTTCGACGACCAGATAACTCGCATCGGCATCGATGAAGTTGACCAAACTGTTGACGTCCGAGATACAGCGCAGGCCACGGATGGTGACGTTGTCGGCCGTCACGTTGATCTCGTCGGTTGTGTCGTCAAACGTCAAGGTGGGGCGGTTGTCGCCCTGCCCCAACCCTATGATCGTCACGTCGGCCACGTCACACGTGACTGAATCGATCGTCTCGGCGTGCCCCGGCATCACGAAGACTGTATCTCCGTTGCTGGCCGTGCAAAGCGCCATGGCTTCGTCGAGCGTGCCCACCGCGGTCAACGGGCTGCGCCCGTTCGTTGCATCGACATTGGAGTCCACGAAGTAGACCGCTCCAGCATGGAAGCCACGGTCAACGATAAGTTGTCCGCCGCCCGGCTGGCGGTCGTTGAAGAAGGATGTATCCGTTGCCATCGTGTCACTCCTCCACGTTCGTCATCCGCGCGGCTACGCCTGTGCCGCAAACTCATCCTCGGCGGCCTGGACAGAGTCCGCGGCCTCCGCGTACAGCACATTAATCTCGCGCTTCTTGGCCTTGACGTTGGCTCGCGCGGCCTTGAACGCGTCCGTCCCCTTATGGAGATTACGCGCATTGACTACGATCGCCTGCAGATCCTTGTGCTCGGCGATGAGCGCGAGCGCCTTTGCCTTGGCCTTCTTGTCGATGACGAGCGCCTTGGGCTTCTTCATGCCGGCGTGCTTGAGGCCCAGCTTCTTGGCCTCGTCTGCCGTTGCAGCCTTCTCTGCCCACGCGCACCCCTTCTTCTCGGGGGCCTTTGCAACAGGCGCGTCCGGCTTGGATACCTTGGGAGCCTCGGGGGCCTTTGCGTCCGGCTTCTTGTCGGCCTGCTTCTTCGCCATAGCTCCCGCCTCCTATGCCTTCGCGGCCTTGACGGCCTGCTCGACTTCGTCCACCAACACGTTGTCCGTCTTGCGGAGCTTCTCGACATCTACCTTCGCAGCCTTGCGCTCCTTGACCGCCCCGGCTGTTGCCGCGTCGATCTCCTTACGGAGCTTGGCGGCCTCAGCAAGATGCTTGTCGCGTTCAGCGACCTTAGCGGGGGGTGTGGCCTTCGCAACCGCAGCGATAGCCTTGGCGCGGCGCTCCACGGCGGCGACGATTTGATCACGTAGCGGGAGTGGCGCTTGGGGCGCCACGTCTGCCGCGTCTCGCGCCTGAGCCTTCGTCGGTTGCTCGAGCTTCGCCATGCCCGTCTCCTCAGCCGTGGTGCTGCGCTAAACGACTGTGTTTTCCTGCTTCGCCGGGGCGCCAGGCATCGTGACCTCAAGGTGCATCTGGATGCCATAGAGGTCGGCATTCGCGCCAGGCGACGCAACCGCGATGTTGAGATAGTTAAACAGCTCGGTCATCTCGTCGCGGTGGATCTCGATCTCATAGATAGAGTTGGCGGTGTCGATGTTGAACGTGTCCGACGTGACAGCCGTCTTGGTCTTGACCGGCGACGTGGCCGCGCCGTCGTTCGTGTACATCCAGTCGAACTCGAGCGCCTGCGAGCTTCCACCCGCCGCAGTCTTCGCCTCATTCAGCGTGACCGCCGCAGTGCCGGCCGCCCACGCGCCGGTGTGGATGATGATGCGCGCACGGATGGCCTTGGCCATGTTGACCCACTCGGTTGTGGCCGTCCCCGCATTCTGGTCTTTCGGCGGGCTGATAGACACCGTCTGCCAGTGCGTGATACCCTTGTCGGTGAACCCGGCGGCCATGGTTCCAGTCCTTTCAGTCCCGGCGTGAGCCGGTGTTTATCCCTACGCCCGGACCGCCAGCGTGACCTCGCCCGAGTACGTGTTCGTGCCGTTCTTCGGCGTGATCGCGCTGGTCATAATCGGCGCGCCGTCAACCTCTGCCATGAAGCGGAAGGCCGTGCGTGCGGCGTCGAAGTACAAGTGTGTGGATATCTCACGGGCGGTCGGCCCCTTCGCCGCGAACGCATACGTGCGGCCATTCCAGAGGATGATGTCGCCCACGGTTCCTGCGGTCTGACAGTACTCAATCGGGATGACCGGCTTGCCCTTGAGCCTGCCGGGGGCGTCTGCAGTGATGCCGCCGGCGGGGAGATACACCGGTGTACCGCCCTGGCCCGTCGCGAGGAACATCTGGTCGAGCTGCGGCTCAAGGTCCTGGTTGATGAGCCACATGGCGCCCGCGCGGAACATGGCCGCCATACGCGAGTGCATCTTCAGGATGTTGGCGGTGATGACGGTCGCCGCAAGCTGCCCATCTTCCTTTGCAACCGAGATTTCGGCGCCTGAACTCAGAATTCCGCGCGGCTGATCGCCGCCCGTGCCGTTGACGATTGCGTCGTTGATCTTGAAGTTAATCTCGTCAGGAGCGCACTCGTTGATGAGTTGGCCCACTACCTGGGGCGCGTTTCGGAGGAGCTTGTTCGTCACATCCACAAAGACGTACAGCTCGTGCGGCTCAAGCTTGACGCTGCGCACCGTGGGGCTGGTGGTAGTCATCGTGGTAAGTTCGCTCTTCCATGCGCCCTGCACGCCACCCCAACGCGAGCCATCCGCGCGGGAGGTTTCGGCGATTGCGGGCACTTCGATGGAATCCGAACCCGGCGGGACCGTCCAAATGGAACAGTGCTGCGTGAGGTTGTCGGCGCGCTTCTGCGCCTCTGACCAAATGTTGTTGGAGTGTGCCGACGGGACAAGCAGGCCGCCGTCAGAGCCGAAACCCTGCGACATAGCCGCGCGTACCTTCATGCGCTCGGTGCGGGCTTCCTGTATCTGTGGGTTGAAGATATCGTGGACGTCCTGGGCGAACTCGCCCATGGTCTTGTAGCCACCCTCGGGATCGTCCGCGATGTTCTCGTGAACGGTAGTGGATGCGGCGGTGTTGTCGGTATCGGTGGGGGCAGCGCCCGCGTTGACCGCAGCGAAGCGCGCCTCGCGCTCGGCCGCTTCTTTACGGACGGCGTCGATGCGCTTCATGCCAGCCTCGATAACCTCGATCTTTGCTTCGAGGTCGGCACACTCGGCGTTGTGCTTCTCGACGGCCGTCAACTCCTCGGCGGAGAGGTTGCGGTCGTTACCCTCGTCATCCTTGAGGAGCTTGTCGGCCGCACGCTTCGCGAGCCGCAGGTCATCCTGGAGCGCCTGGAGCTTCACGCCGCCCGCAGCCTCAACGATGCCGAGGCAGATGAAGACGCCCACAAGGCCAACCACAACCGCCGCGTAGATCAACATGTTCCGATCCTTCCTGTGGCCAGAACGCAAAAAAGGCGCGGGATACCCCGAACCGGATCTCTCCGGATCGAGCTATCCCGCGCCGTCTCTGCGCCGCGAGCCGCCCGGCTATTCGGTTGTCTTGCCGGCGTGACGGACTCTGCGCCACGCCCAGCGCATCACTACGTCTACACTATATATATCGCCCGAAGAATGTGATTCTGGCGATATTTCTCAAACTTTTCTCGCATGGACCGACGCCTGCCCGCGCGCGTTCCGCACTCGCTGTGCGTGGCGACCTTCATCGGCAAGGATCGCAACAGCCTCTTCGAAGGACACCACCTTGTCCAGAAGCCCCAACTCCATGGCCTCCGGAGGATGGAACACGCGGCCGTCGGCCACAGCGTCAACAGCCTCTGCTGACATCCTGCGCCCGCGACCAACCGCCGCCTTGAACTCCGCAAAGCTGAAGTCGATGCGCTTCTGTAACTCGGCAATCTGTTCGGCGGTGATCTTCGTGCCAGGCACGCCCGTGCCCTTGAACTTCCCAGTCGTCAGCACAATAGGCTTTACGCCTTCTGCCTTTGCCTGCTCGGACGTATCGTGAACCACGCCAAGTATTCCAATGGAACCCACGAGCGAATCCCGCGTTCCCCATATCTCCTGCGCTTGGGCGCCAGCCCAGAATGCCGCAGAGGCGGCTACGCCATCCACGAACGCGACCACGCGCTTGCGCTTCGAAGCGGCCGCAATAGCGTCGGCAAGATCCGTTGTTCCTGACACTGAACCGCCCGGCGAGTCTATCCGAAGCATAATGGAACCCACGGCCTTGTCGGCGACCGCAGCATTCATCGCGGCCTTAACCGCCAGCATAGATGTGCCCCCGAAGAGGCTGCCGAAGAACGACATTCGTTTCTCGAGGACGCCGGTCATTGAGACCACGCCGACGTCGGTGCCCGGGATCATCTGGAAAGGGATGGCAGGGTTCGCTTGGGCCTCGCGGGCGGGGCCGGCCCCGGTGGCAAGCGCCGCCGCGCCAACACGCGCGAATAGCGACTCGGGGTCAACGTCCCATATTGCCCAGTCGGTATCGAGCGAGAGGATTGTCTCAGGCGGCATCGGCTGCGTCCTTTCCGGTCAGTCGTTGAACGACCACGCCCGCCCACGTCTCGGGCTGTTCGCCTCGGCGCTCCTCCGCCAGGGCGGCTACGTCGTCGGTCGCGCGGTATGCCTCGGCGGCTGCGTTGTAGTAATCGTGGACGACCTGACTTCCGATGGCCGCGCAGACGCTATGGGTGTGGCCTGTCGCGAGGAGGCCCGGCTCCAATGCGGACATCAGTAGAGCTGGCTCCCCTTCAAGAAAGCCAGCGACCGCACCCACGCGGGCGTCCTTGGTGTCATGCTTGCCGACCAACCTCGTGACCGCGTTATACTCGCGCTGCACCACCCGCTCGAAGGCAGCCTCAAAGACAGGCTCCAGTGCCTCAGCCCATGCGGCGCGCGCTTGGCGCTCGTTAGTCTCGGGTTCGCGCCCGGACTGATTGGCCTCGCCACCCTGGCCGCCGCGGTCGCCGCCGCCGGGCGCCGATCCGCTCTTGTTCCGGGCCTCGCCCGACGCAACGTCCTCAAGCGGCGCCATGCTCATCGGGAAGAAGTGGGTATCCCCACCCTCGCCCTCGACGGGGTTCATGTCCTCAAACTCGCGGATCTCGTTGGCCGTGAGCGCGCCTTCCATCTGCAGGAGACGGTAGAAGGTAACGCGAGACTTCATGTCTCCGCGAAGGAACCCTTGGAACATGTGCTTGACGAAGAAGCCTTCGCGGCGCTCGCGCTCAGTGAAAAGACGGAGGTTCATCATAGCCTCGAGCCGAATCGCCCACGGCGTGAGCGTGTCGCGCACGTGTTCGACATCGGAGAACTCAAGTGTACTCCAGCCTTGTGCGCGCTCGCGGTCCATGACCTTGCGCGGGTTGACACCGAACCATCTACAGATTTCCTCGAGCGAGAATTTACGCGACTCCAAGAGCTGCGCGGTGGCGGGGTTCACGATGACTTGCTGATACTTCATGTCGCCCGACAGGATAGCTATCTTCCCCGCGCCCTCGGCCCCGCCGTGCATGTCCTGCCATGACTTCTGGAGATGGTCCTTAGCTGGGTCGCTCAGTTTCCCCGCTGTTGTTAAGACGCCGTTGGGCGCGCCGGCCTGCTTGAGGAAAGTACCAGCATACTTCTGCTCGGCAAGTGCGATACCCAACGTCTCGCGTCCCTCGCACGCCGCGCTCCACGCGTTGACCCCATAGAGGTCGAGCATGTTCTCGGCCCGGATAATCTCGTTTGAACCATTGTGCAGGAAGTGAACATAGAAAGGGCCGTCGCTGTCGCGACGCAGTTCGACGCGCGCGGCGTCAAGCCTGACAAGGGCGACGGGGTCGCCTATGCTGTTGCGGTCGATGCGGACGTGGCCGTGCTTCCAACCGAGCGCCATCGCGACCCAGTCCGCGCGGAAGTTGGCAGCTGTCTCCATATCGTTTGGTTTGGTCTTGAGTAGGCCCGAGACCGCGTGGTCGGTGATGGTGTCTTTGCCGCCACTCTTGCGCGTCCGGAAGACCTTGAGCGGCGCGAGGACCAGGCCCTCGGAGATGACACGGATGCACGCCACGTACGTGGACAGCGACTGCGCCAACTGGGGCGTGACGGCCACGCCGCTGGACACAGGGCCGACACCACACGACGAGAGGTTTAGCTTATCCCAGCCCCGGTCCGAGGTCAGAGATAGTTGTTCGGCGCGATCGCCGCCAGTGAGGAGGGTGTGCAGGCTCACTCTGTCTCTTCTGCCTTCCGTACAAGTCGCGCATACGTGACCTGCAAGATGAGGCCGCCGACACGGCCTCCCCAGAAGTCGAGCCAGAGGAGGGCCCCGACAACCGTCAACGCATCGTTTGCCCCCGCGAAGCCCACATACATCAGCAGCAGGGCCCCTATGGGGATGAGCGCGGCAAGCACCTTCTTCATGCGCGGGCGGTCTCCCTATATATATATCGCCCCGAACACTTCGAATTCGGCAACTTTTTCTGCGTTATCTCAGAGAGACGCGATCACAAGCACGGTCACAACCACGGCGAAGAACGCGCCGACGCCGATCCCCACGAGGCACCAGAACTGACGGCGTGTCCCTTCCCGCCGCCTCGCAAGTTCGCGCCTCAACTCGTGCCGTAGCCACACGTAGCCCCTAGCCCCTCGGCCCATCGTCTGCCCCTTTCGCTTACACGTCGAGAACCGTCAGTTCCGGCATCACCTCTTCGCCTTCTTCCATCCATCGCCCGAGCGCCATGAGTAACGATACGATGCCGTCTATCTTGAGCGGCGAGTTATGCTTCGGCTTCTTGGGTTTGAAGTTCCCGGCCGGGTCTTCGTCCACCGTCACGTTCGCCGCCATCCAACGAAGCACCGGGTTGTCCAAGTGGTTGAGCGCTCGGTCAATAACGTATTCCTCCAACCGCTTGCATGGCGCAGCCATCGACTTGTAGCCGAGGCCGAACCCGGTGACAGGGATCCCGTCGCCCTTCAACTGCGTCATGAGTTGGTCGGCCTGGAAGTAGCGGTCGATGGCGAGGTCTCGGAGCATGAACCGCTCGGAGATATCCACGACATCTTTGCGCACGCGGTCGTAGTCCGTTCGTTCGCCGGGTGTCTCTAGGATGAAGCCTTGGCGGATCCACGTGCGGTAGACCTCTGCATAGGTGCGGTGTTTGCGCCATCGGCCTTCCTTCGGCAACCAGAAGAAGGGCACGACGACGATGCGCTCATCGACTGCGTCCGCTTCATCAGCTTCCGGCATAGAGAAAGACAGGCCGCCCGGGAAGACGAGAGCGAACGCCGTGAGGTCTGAGACCGAGCCTAGGTCAAGCCCCCCGAAACACTCGCCATCCGCGAGAGCCTCGAGCGCTTGCGCGCGGAGTGCAGCCGGGTCCTCGACGCCTGGGGTGGCGCCCATCCATCGGTCGATGTCCAGCCACCGGTCGTCGGCTTCGGTCCAGCAATTCAGCTTGCGCCGCTTGTAGTTGTTGATCTTGCGTGGACTCGCGAGGGCTTCGCGCGCCTGGGCCATCATGTTGTCCGGCTTGATGATGCTACCATATCCTGGGTTCGCCTTCTTGTGGAGCTCGGCGTCGAGGATGTCGATCTCGCCAGCCTTCTCGGGTGGGGCGGCCTCGTAGATGAGCGCGAAGAAGGCGTCGTCGTCAATCGTGCCATTCAGAACGCCCTTGGCGTAGGCGTACTGTTCGTAGCAGATGGACTCGCGGTCCCAGCCCGCCGTGGTGATCGCTAGGATGAGCGGCTGGTCGCGCGCGTCGCCGCTGTATCTGAGCGTGTCCCAGAGCTCCCGATTCCGGTGCTCGTGTAGTTCGTCAACGATGACCGCGTGGGCGTTGATGCCCTCGTTCGAACCAGCATCGCCCGACAGAGCAACGAGGAAAGAGCCAGTGCTTTCGAATACCAGCCGCTTCTGGGATGCGATGTCGTCCAGTAGGCCGCCGAGCACATCGGACTTCTTGACCATAGACGAAGCCTCGCGGTAGATGATGCCCGCCTGCTTGCGGTCCTTGGCTGCCGCGTACACCTCGGCGCTCTGTTCGCCATCGCCCACGAGCATGTAGAGGTTGATGCCGGCGCAGGTCGTGGACTTTCCATTCTTCTTGGCCATGCTCACGTAGCCAACGCGGAACCGCCGCGTGCCGTCCGGGCGCTTCCACCCGAAGAGCGGCTCGAGGAGGTCCTTGCGCTGCCAAGGCATCAACGAGAACGGCTTGCCGGCGAATGACCCCTTGGAGTGCTTGAGGTATAGCTCGAAGAACTCGCAGACGTGGGCGGCGTGGCTCTCGTCGAAGTAGCAACCACGCGCGGCGGCCCGCTCGTCGTGGGGGCCGTTGATGTGGGCCCGCGTCGCCGCGGAGAGCTTCGGCTTCTTCTTGCTCATGCCTTCTTCGCCAGGAATGCGGCAAGCGGATTCTCGGGCGTTTGCTCTGCACCGCCCCTGAGAAGCGTTGCGCGGTCGGCCGGCGACATGCCGAACTCGCTGGCCATCTTATGGAAGCGCGCCACGGCGTCATTGCGGATCTTCAAGAGCGGGTTAGGCATTGCGAAGCCCTTCGCCGAGTAGATAACGATCCCGGGCTTGACTCGGTAGCCGTCGGCGTCACGCTCGTTCAGCATGTCATTGCGCCGGAGCTCAATAATCTGAACCTCTAGATCGTAGGCCTCGTCGAGCGCCTGGCTCATGAACGCGAGTTTCTCGCGGTCGAGTTCATTGAGAACGCCGAGCTTTGTCAACCCCTTTACGATCCGAGTCCGAAGCGTCTTCGCTCGAGGCGACAGCCACTCCGGGCACGTTGGGACCGAGGGGGGTAGGTTCGCGTCTCCAGGCAATCTGCGCTTCCCTGGATTACCACGTAACACCTTCAGCTTAGTCGGTTTAAGCGGCGGACCACGGCGCCCCACTGGGGTTACCCCCCCTCGCATAACCTGCGGCAAATAGTGCTAAAT